TCATGGCTCCCAGAATCTTTTCACCGAAGGCGCGGCCTACCAGGTCGCTGTTCTCGATGATGCGTTCCGGGGCGATGGTGGCAAAGCCGATTTCCCGGGTGGAGTAGCCGTCGCGGGGCATCACGACGCCGCCAGCGCCGGGATGAACAACGGGAGCCATCCGCTCAGTGCCCTTGCGGAAATCGTAAATGGCCTTGTCGTCTTCCACGGGAGCGTTTTCATGGGCGAAAACGTCATACAGGAAAGTGTAGATCCGGGGCTGAAGCTCGATCGCGGCGAGCTGCGCCCGAGTGCTATAGATATCCATATCTTTTGTTTCTCCTTTCAAAATGGTATGAAAAAAGCGCGTCCGCTTATCGCGTTACGCGCTAAATGAGGTAGGTAGGCCGAAGGGTTCTGGGGGCGAACCTCTGACGACCGCCAGTGGCGGGAATCTCGTCAGAGGTGAGGTCAACCGAAACAAGCGAGCTGTCCGGTGGACAGTCGCGCCGATTGAGGTTGCGGAAGACCGGAAAGCCCCTTTGAATTAAGCCCAGACAGCGTACAGCACAACGTCCGCCGTCATGGTGATGGTGGACGCGGCGGCCTTGTCGGTACCGGAGCCGTCGGCAGCGGTGTTCCACTTGCTGAAGCTCTTCGTCGCCGGTGCGGTGAAGCTCAGCGAAGCGTCGCTGTTGTTCAGCACGGTATGGGTCGCGCCCGCGATCTCCGTCTTCACAACGGAATCCTCGGTGGTGCCGTTGTTGGGAACGTAGGTCACGGTGTAGCTGTTGGCAAACGCGGTCGCGTCCACGTCGGGCTTGAAGACGATACCCTGCTTCCGCAGGATCAGCTTCTGGGCCGCAGTCGGGGCATTGCCGCCGCTCTCCTTCACAACGCCGTCGATGAAGCAGCCAGCGCGGGCCACGGTGGCGTCGGTGGCAATAGCGGTGTCGTTGGCGGGAACGTCTTCCATCAGCACGACCAGCTCCACGTTATCCGCGATGGAACCGGAAGCGATGGGCTGCCAGAGTCCGGCGCTGTTCCGGGTCAGCAGAGCACCGGCGCTCAGCGCGGAAACATTGGGGTAAACCGGGACGGTGATAAGGTCAGCGCCCTTGGGGTCAGCCAGCAGATTTTTGTAAGTCTTGCTGCCGATCACATTGAAAATGGTTTCCATAATGGTTTGTCCTCCTTCTTTGATTCATTCTCGATCAGAACATACCGACGCTTCCGCCGATCATCTCAGCGGCCATCTTGGCGTTCTTCTCAGCTTCGGCCTTGATTTCGTCCTCTTCGGACTGCTTCTCGTCCTCGGCGGCTCCGGGGGCCACGTTGGCGGCGGGAGCGGTTTCCTGGGTGCGCTGTTCAATGAACTGCTCGCCCTTGGCTTTCGCTTCGGCCTTCTTCGCGGCGTTCTTGGCGCGGCAGGCTTTCACGAAGTCGTTAACGCTCGTGCCGTCGGCCTTGGCCTGTTCCGCTTCCGCTTCAAATCCGGGCAGGGTCATTTCGTCGATACCGGCGACACGATCCCGCTCGTCCGCCACGGCCTGGTTACGAATCTCTTCAGCCAGCGCCGGGTTTTCCGCAAGAAGCTGTTCCCTGGTGCAATCCTTGATTTCCATGGTTTGGGGTTCCTCCTTGTTTATATTTGAAGACGACAACCCGGCAACTGGATCATCGTTGCTTCCGTTGGTGTTACCCATAACGTAACGTTTGGTACCGTCCTCCGCTACGGGTTCCTCCGCCTTGGGCGTTTCCGCCTTGGCGGCAATGGCCGCCGGAACGTGCTTATACATTCCGTTCATCACGTCCAGCATATCGCGGGATACGCACGCGGCTGCAGGCTCGGCGTTTCCGGCTTCGGCTTTCAGCATTTCGTCGCAGAAACCACGTTCAAGCGCTTCGTCGGCGTTCATCCAGGTTTCCTTGTCCATCCATGCCTTAATCTGCTCGTCGCTCTGCCCGCTCTTGGCAGCATAGAAACTCCGAATTGTCTTTTCCATGCTCCGAAGGTGCTCCGCTTCGTGTTCCAGATCTTCCGCGAAGCCCCAGGCGATTGTCCACGGGTTGTGAATCATAAATTCGCTTCCCTCGGCAATCTGAACATGGGCCGTCGGAATGGTGGCAATGATCGTCGCGGCGCTCGCGCACAGTCCTTCAATGCGAATCGTGATTTCATCGAATCCGGCATTAACCAGAATGGATCGCATGGCTACCGCTTCAAATACGATGCCGCCCGGGCTGTTAATCCGCAGCAGTACCTTTTTCGCGCCGTCGGCCCGAACCTTATTGATTTCGTTCGCAAAGTCGCTGGCGCTCTTGTCGTTTGGATATTGCTCCTTGTAATACTTGCTGTAATCCTGCACGATTTCGCCGTACAGCATGACTTCCGCAAGCTCCGTATCCTCGGTGCTCATTCTCACGCTATGTGCGATACGAAGAATCTCTCTCATTCGTCGTCTTCCTCCTTGTCGTCAGATGGAGTAAAGTCCTCCGGTATCTGTAAGTCGGCCAGGGCTTCAATCTCTTTCCGCCGCTGCCGGACAACCTCAGACCAGTCGTTGCCGTTATACTCGGCGGCTTCCTGTTCCTCCGTGGAAAGGTTGTGCTGAATCCGCAGGATTGCGGCTTCCACTTCTTTCCTCGGGTCTACATGGCCCATGGTGACGCCGTTCCACATACACTTGCACCAGGCCCGGCGGATGGCTGGATCATCGAAGAATCCCGGCGCTTCCACCCGTCCGATGGCAACCGCTTCACTCAGCCACATTTCCCAAATCTGCTGATTGAACATCTGGTTGAACTTGCTCCGGTAAACCCGGACGGTCTTCCAGAAGTCCAGCAGGGCACTACGGCTGGCGGTGTAGTTGCTGTCGTATTTGTGAATCAGCACTTCCTTGGGGATGTTCTGCCCGCTGCCGATCAAGATTTCAAACGTTTCGCAAAATCCCTGGAACGCGGTGTTCTGCCGCAGCGGGTTGACGGTTTCGATCTTCTTTCCGGGCGGTAGGTCATAGATGGCCCCGGGCCGCAGTTCCAGGTTCAGATCGTTGTCCGTTACCTTTTCTTCCTCGTCCACGCTGTCTTCCAGTCCCACGCTCGCGCCGTCCGCGTCGTTGATGATGAACGCCGTCAGCATGGAGGAAACCACCTGGGCCGCCAGCTCAGCCGTAAGGTACCGGTCAAACTGTTTCAGATATTCGATGCACGCCGCCACAAACGGCACGCCGCGCCGCTGCTCTGGCCGTTCGTGCGTCATAACGTGAAGGATGTTCGGATATCCCGTATCCTTCCCAAAGGCTTCAATCGGGGTATAGGTCAGCTCTTCGCTGTTTCCTTCCGCCAGCGGGTGCCGGTTAGAAATGTAGTACCGGACGACTGCTCCTTCCTTGTCCAGCTCCACGCCGTCCACAATCCGCCCGCCGCCGTCCAGCTCCTTCACGCTGCTGTCGCCGTTGCTCTCCGGGGTGCCGATCCGGTCAGCTTCCAGCACGCGGATCGTCGTCTGATAGGGCGTCCGCTTGTTCTCCTTCATGCCGAACAGGGCGAAACAGTCACCGCTCACCAGCATGGACAGGAAAGCCAGCTCCTGCAGGCCGTAGAAATTCTGTTGCCGCTCCGCGTCACACATGGAGCTTTCGGCCCACAAGTCGAACTCCCGCAGCGTGTTCCGTTCCCATTCGTCCCGGGCTTCGTCGGATAACCCCAGCGCTTCCGCGTCAATCTTCGGCTTTGGCTTGATGCCCCAGCCGACAACGTTTGTCGTCAGCGTGTTCGGCCCGCTCCGGGCCAGGCCGCCGCCCGCGTACAGATCCCGCGCCCGCTTTCGCAGTAAAGCGCCGTGTACGTCGATATCGTCTTCCGCGCCGCCGCCGCCCACCAGCCAGCCAATCATGGTGTTCAGCGTCGTGCTCGCGCCGTGACGCCCGAAGTAGCTTGCCGCCATTTTGATAGCCGCGCTCCGGTTCTCGTCCGTGCTGATATCCGCGCCGGTCTTCTCCGCTTCCTTCTTCATCCGCCGCTGGTACATTTCGTTCCCGCGTTTCGGACTGATAGCGTACAGCGCCCGTTCCCGGAAATTCGCTTCCTTACCCATTCTTCAGTCCTCCTTAATCGCGGGGCACAACAACCTGGACGCGGCGGCTCCGGGCCAGCCCTTCCAGCTTGTCCACCACTCCGGCGAAGTAGTTAATCATCCGGTATACCTCGTCAATATCCAGCGCGGTATATTCCCGGTTTCCGATCCGGTAATGCTTTGCGGTGCCGTTGGCGATTTCTTCCGCCGCTGCCTTCCACATATCCAGTTGCTTTTTGGCTTCAACCAGCGTCCAGCCGTTTATCCTCTGCTCCGCCACGGCAATACCTCCTTAAACTGTCAAACGGTGATACCTTTCGATACCACCGTCTTCCGCTTTTTCTTTTCCACCTGGGCTTTGGTCTTGACTTGCGTTTCCTCGGTAATCCCGTTAAGCGCCTTTTCGATCTTGTCAAACTGCCAGTGGAAATACCGGTACGCCGCCCGGGCGTAATTTCGGCAGTCCAAAGGTTCGTTGCGCTCGTAGGTCTTTTCCCATGCCGTCACGGCCTGGCCCATCTTCCGGTGAATGACCATCCTTTCGGAAATCAGTCCCCGGAAAAACTCCATATCGTATCCGGCCTTATAGTCCCGGGGGAAGTGCATATAGCGCGGCCCCACGTCCTCCACGGCGGAAGCGCTCATAATGGCTTCCTTGCCGCTGTCAACGCCGATAATAAACTTCGGGCTTTGCGTCTTCCCGTTGTCCTTTTTCATCAGCCGGACGTATTCCTTGCCTTCGCCGCCTTCACCCTTGATAGGGAAGATCTTCCGCCCGGCCCGGTACCGCTTCGCGCACTCCCGGTAAATGTCCTGGGTGAAATGGCCGCCGCTGTCGATAAACGCCGCCATGACGCGCAGCGCCATCCCGTTTTGCAGCTTCCACTCCCGTTCCATCAGCTCGTCCACTTCTTCCCAGACGCCGCTGGCGTCGGCCCGGCCCGGAATGATGCCCCGGGAGATACCCCAACTCTGTTCGTCCCGATCCCACGCCACAACCTCATATTCCAAACGGTTGTCCTGCGTGTCCAGGCCCATGGTCAGTACCAGCGCCCCCGGCGGTACTTCCGCGCCGTAAATCTCGCGCCGCCCGTACAGCTTTTCCGGCACGCCGCTCCGGTCGCGGACTTCCCATGTTTCGCCCAATACCGTGTTGACGAATACCTTCAAAAGCTCCGGGTCGTCCTTGCTCCGCAGGAACATCCGGCAGATATCCACCCAATCGCTCCACGGACTCATAAAGGCGTTGAGCTGGAAGCTCCTTACGCCGGTTTCAATGGCCTTCGGGTTTTTCGCAACCCACTTGGCCGGTTGACGCTTCGTGTCGTATTCGCCGGTTTCCCGCTCGCATACCGGGCATTTCCACCGCACGTTGCGGACGTGGAAATTCTTCTCGCCGTTCTCGTCCTGGTATTCCTCTTTATCAAACTTGATATGGTCAAATTTGATATAGCTGAAGTTGTGACAGTGCGGGCACTCGGTATGCCATTCCTCCTGCGTTCCCGTCATGTATGCCCGCTCTATCTTGCTCGCCCCCTTGACCGTCGGCGTGCTGGTCAGCACGATTTTCCGGTTGCTCTTGTAGGTTTCTGTCCGTCGTTCCGCCAGTTGTAACGGATCGCCTTCTGTCCCGGCGCTGGCCGGGAATCGGTCAATCTCGTCCATGAACACGTAACGCACGGGACGACCGGCAAGCTCTGTCGGGCTGTTGGCCCCGGTAAAGGCCACGCTGCCGCCGGGGAACGTCTTCATGGTAATGGTGTTCCCGCTGTCGCGGCTCTTGGCTTCGTATACCTTGTTCTTCAGCACCCGGCACGCCCGTATCATGGGCGCTACGCGGCGCTTTGAGAAGTCCTCCGCGAAGTTGTCCGTCGGCTGGACAAACAATATCGGCCCCGGGTCAACGTCAATCGCCCGGCCCATCATGTTCAGTTCCAGCTCCGTCTTACCAACCTGGGCGCTCGCCTTAATGGCAATCTTCCAGATTCCCGGTTGCGTGAAGCTGTCCATGATTTCCCGCTGGTATGGCGCTCTGTCCGTCCGCCAGCGGCCCGGCTCCGCGCTTGACTCGGAAACAAGGATCCGGTTTTCGTCCGCCCACTCGCTCACCGTCTGCAGTTGCGGGGGCCGGAACATTTCATAGGTATAGCGTATCAGTTCGCCTAACTTGTTCACTGATCCGCCCTCCTATTCCTCGGCTTCCTCCTGTTCTTCCGTTGTCGGCTCGTCCGCCGCGTAACTCGGCAATGGGGTAGCCGCTATATTGTTAAGGACTCTGCGGATTTCGGCGTCAATAATGCTGCCGATTACTTCCACGTTGTCCAGTCCTTGAACCATCGGGGCAATGGTGCTCGGCAAATGAATCATACCCTGCATCACGGTGTTCGCCACGTCGCCCCACGCCTTGCGGATATCGTGTACGTCAATCAGTTCGCCGCGCATCCGCTGAACTTCCAGCGTCGTCTTTTCCGTCTTGACGATCTCGTGCCGGGCCTTCACCGCGTCCAGGTCTTCCATGCCCTCCGTCAGCTTTTCAATCTGCAGCGTAACCCACCGCTGCACGAAAACGGCGGCGTCAAACTTGCCGCCTTCGCCCTTGACCAGCAGCTTCCGGTTGTCGTCCTGCTCCCGGTCAATATTCCGAATCTGCCGGTCAGTTTTACCCACCAACTCGGCAAGCTCCTTCTGCATGAGAAAGACTCCCATGGAATCCCCCTTATCAACCCAATAAGAACCAGAAATGATGTTCCAGCCGTTCCATCATGTACGCCTGGATATCGTGTTCCATTTCCGCCTGCGACCGAACCAGCGGCGGCTGCGGAACCGCCAGGCCCACAACCTTGTGAATCGGGAACCGGCTCTTGCCGGAACGGGTCATTGCCAGGCCGCCCATCATAAACGGCGGCTGGCCGCCCTGCCATGCTGGCATCCGCGCCGGGAGGATACTTACGTTACTCTTGACGATCTTGGCCCGAATCGCCCGCGTGCGGATATGCGCTTTCCGCTGCCTTACGGTACCGTCGGCCATGTGTACCTGGGTGCCCTGCACCTTGTACGCGCCGCCGCTGGCCGCGAACGTTCCGCCGATACTGCCGCGTGCCGTCTTAATCGGGATCCGCGCCTGGTCTGTGCCGACCATTACCGGCGCTCCGACGGCGGAACCAATCCACCCGGTCTTCATCCAGTATTCGTTCGGGATATCGTCCTTCGCAATCTGCTTGATATGTCTGCCGGTATCCCATAGCGTCCGCCGGAACAGCTCATGCGCTTTATCCGGCGAAAGCACATTGGCGAGCCTATTCATAACGCCCATCGCTTCCGATACGTCAACCTGGATATCAATACCGACGTAGGCCATAAGCTCACCTTCTTTCTGAAAGGGAACGGGGACTATGCAGGCATAGTCCCCGCGAGCGTCACCGCTCTGATAACATAGGCCCGCTGATAGCGGGTACGGTACCGGACTCGTCCGGCACTCAAAGGCAGGCTCCGAAGAATCCCTGCCGCGATTCCAAAGAAAAAAGCCGACGCTTTAGAGCATCGACCATTTCCGAACCGTTAGACCAGTGGATTACCCTCCGTGGCGTTCGGTGCCCTCCGTGGCTCCACCCACTTCTAACGCGGTAGCATAGTATCATACCTTGACACTTGTTTCAAGTGGTTTTTGGCGCTCCCAAATACTACATATTGTGCAACTTCAATTCTTTTTGGCAGGTTCCACCAGGCAGAAACGCTCCCGCCAGGCCACTTTTCCCATGCTCTCAGCTTCTTCGATCTTCTGGCGGGCCTGGTTAAATTTCCACTCCGTCATGTTCAGCTCCCGCATGATCTCCGCCTTGCTGATATCGTCAATGTAGTACATCTGCACAAACGTTCTCATGGTGGAGCTTTCAATCCCGTTCAGAATCCGCTCCGCTTCCTTCAGCGCGTGGACGCACTCCTGCAGCCTTTCCCCGTAAATCCGGTTCAGCTCTTCCACTTCCGCCAGCGTCCCGTCCATGCCCGGCGCGTTCCCGCCGCCTATCGGCATCCCCGTCATGCGGCGCGTAATATTGAACAGCCGTTCATACGTCCATTCGCCCCGCCGCTCCACGCTCTCGGCTTCCTTGAGGATATAGAATATCTTGGTCAAAAGGGGAATATCCCGGTTCCGTACTTTCCGGCTCTCTTCTTCGCGCTCGCTCATGGTTTCCCTCCAAATACGAATACGTGTTCGTTTTTATAACCCGGCCAACCACTCGCCGGGGTTGTCGTAGATTTCCTCAATCTCTGCTTTCAGTTCCTTGTTTTCCTTTTCCAGCTCTTCCGCCCAGGCCAGCACCGCCTGGATTTCCTCCAGGCAGTTGAAATACTCGCACCGTTCCGCGTCGCACGCGTCATGCGATACGCACTCCTGCAGTTTCTTAATTCCCTCCGTCGGCTTGTCCATAGAAAACCTCCTTCGGCACAATCACAATCTCCGCGCCCAGGCCGTCTTTCCGGCTCCATTCCCTTATCTGAAACCGGATCCCGTGCATCAGCGCGATTCCACTGTTGAAATAGCAGGCTTCCTTCCACGTCCGAAACGTCAGTAGGGAGTAGCCTTTCTTCTTTCCGTGATAATTCAGTATTTCTTTCTTTTCGTCCGGCGCGTTTGTTTCCCGGAACACAGCCAGCGCCGGATGTGGAGCGAACCACCGCCCGTTCTCCTGGTACCGCTCTGTCATTTCCGGCTGATAAAGAATATACCTCATTCTTCTTTCCTTTCCCGGTTAAACCGCCAGTCCCGGATAGCTTCCTGCGGGTCAACGTGTTTCGCGCTTTCCCGTCCGCAGTTCCAGCACTTCACATACCAGCACTGTATCGGCGCTTTCTTCTTCTCAAGCTGAACCTTCAATACTTCGCCGCACTCCGGGCACGCGTCCTTCACTGAGAAACTTCTTGTGAAACCCTGTTCCATAACGCTCCGCTCCAATCTAAAAGACTTTTACAATGCGGGCAGATCTTGTCCTTTGTGTCCACCGCCCCGTGACATTCCTCGCAAACATACCACCAGTTCCACCCGCCGCCTTCCATTTCAACGGCTGCCGGTTTCTTCTCTTCAGATTCCATGCGTTTCCTCCCGTATATCCCTTACGTCCCACGGGTCGCTTGCCCGTAAATACTGCCAGCTCTGCGGCGGCCTGTC